CTATATCGCTTCCAGGCTTGCCAGGGGCAAGGGCCGGGCCATCAGATAGCCCTGCCCCCGATGGCAGTTCAGTTCCTGCAAGCGCGTTCTCTGGGCTTCCGTCTCAATGCCCTCGGCCACCACTTCCAGATCCAGTGCCTCCGCAATACCCAGAATGGCGCCCACGATGCGGGAGTCCCTCCGCTCGGGGCCAAGGCGTTGCACAAATTGGCGGTCGATCTTCAGCACGTGCACCGGAAGGGTGTGCAGGTAGGCGAGTGAGGAATACCCGGTGCCAAAATCATCGATGGCTACCATAACGCCCTTGCGCCCGAAGTCCTTGAGTTTATCCAGGCAGGTGCGGGAGAGATTCATCAGGTGGGTTTCGGTGATTTCCAGTTCCGGCACCCAGCCCGACTGGCGCAGGCGCGCAAAGAAAGGCTCCAGCAGGTCTTCCAGGCGACCATCGGCAATCTGGCGCGCGGAAATGTTAATCGCCAGGCGCATGGAATGCCCGCCAGTCACGCCATGCAAATCCAGATCAGCGGTGATGCACCGGACCACATGCTCCGTCAGCTCATGGATCAGGCCCCGCTGTTCGGCCAGGGGAACAAACTCACCCGGCGAGACCGCACCGAGTTTGGGGTGGCGCCAGCGTATCAGTGCTTCCAGCCCCACCATATCACCGCTGGAAAGATCGTACTGCGGTTGATAGACCACCGAGAATTCTTCCGGCGACGTCTTCAGCGATGCAACCAACGCTTCCGAGAGCATCTGTTGGTGCTGCCCTTGCTCGCTTTCCTCGGCACTGTATACCCGGTAACAGGCCCGACCGGCGGTTTTCGCAGCGTACATGGCCCGGTCGGCCTTCAGCAGAAGATCGGCCGCGCTGTCTGAATGTTTGGGATAGATAGCGGCCCCCACGGACGCCGAGAGAAAATATTCCCGGTGATCCACCACCATGGGCGCACGGAACGCCTGGGTCGCGCGCTGACAGACCGCTTCCAGCTCGGATTCATCTTGCAGCTCGATGATGGCGGCAAACTCATCGCCGGACAAACGGGCCACCACATCGCCTTCACGCAGAACCCCCTGAATGCAGGCCGCCGCCTCCTTCAACACGCGGTCACCGTAGTCATGACCGTGCAGGTCGTTCACCGACTTGAAGAAATCGAGTGTAGCGCCGCACGATAATTCTCACCCTCAGCGCACGATAATTGGGTTTCCGTATTTTTCACTGTGTGGGATAGGAATACCAGTTTTGAACCGGGTTCGCGGGTATGGGCAGGGTTTCATCTCTCGCTTCGCAGGCGGTTACACGGCTTATAAAGACCCTGCAACCGCCGCCTAACTTCCGTTTATGGTGCGACCCCCAAGACACCACTCTCGACCTCAAAGTCCATGCCGCCATTCCGGCGCACTTCTGAGACACGTGGCCGGCCCTCAGAATCCACCACAATGCGCAGCTCACCGCCAACTTCCGCTCGTGCCGGTGTCGGCATGGCCGAGGGACGACCCTCGCTGACGGGAGCGCCGCCGACTTTTGGCGCTGCCATGCTCCCAAGGCCCAAGCTGTCCTTGGCCCAAGATGGAAGCCAGCCGGTCAACTCTGTCATCTTCTGCGATAGCCACCCGGTGAGCTGGGTCCATCGCTCGCTGATGCCGCTCCAGAGCCCACCGATCCACTCCTGACCAATCTCGGTCAGGGGGCGGGCACCAAACAACTCGAACACAGCATCAATGCCCTTCATGAGCAAAGCCGCAGGGCTGAAGCTGAGCAGGTCCCTGGCGATCTCTCCTATCCCCTGACTGAAGAAGCCCTTAATACCGTCCCAAAGTCCGCTAAACCATTCAGCAATGCCATCCCAGTTCCGGTAGATCAGGTAGACCGCTCCCGCCACAGCGGTAACACCGGTGATAATCCATCCGATAGGTGTAGTCAGCAAGGCTAGCGACAGGGCTCGAATGCCAGCAATAGCGGCGGGAATCGCCCTCGCGGCCAAGCCAGCCATCCCGCGCGCCAAGCCAGCCATCCCTGTGACGGCACCCGCAACAGCTCGGGTCGCCAGCCGCGCAAGACCAACGGAAGCACGAGCGACCCCTGTAATGAAACGTGGGAGTACCTTCATGGCCACGCGGGCTACATCCCGACCAAACTGGAACACGGAGAGCCCGGCCCGAATGACGGAAACGACGAACTTGCTTGCGAATAAGCCAGCCACGATGGCTGCGAGGTTTCCAAAGCCGCCTACGGAGGACGCGGCCCATCCAGCGGCCTGACCGATACGTTTTAAGCCACCCCAGAACGCTTTCAGGCCCTCGACAATCTCGCCACCAATCGCCTTACGGTTCTCTTTTGCGAGTACGCCAGTGCTCTTGATCCACTCGGTAATGCCGGGCAGCAGCTGACCCACCACCTGAGTCTGGATGCCAAACAATACCTGCCGGAAATCGCTCATTTGCCTCGTGTACCGGCGGCTATTCTCAATCTCCTCCGGGCTGAGAATGGCACCCCGCTCATGCGCGGCCTTCATCATTTTCTCGATTTCTTCACGGCTGGCCTGGAGCATCTCAACCATCTGCTCGCCGCCCTGGCCGCCGAAAATCTCATCCATGATGCGCTGACGCTCGGCGACGTTCTTCACCTCCGAGAGCTTGCCGCGAACCAGGTCGAAGATTGCTTCTGTTCGCCCCTCGGTTTTACGCAAGTCCTCCATCCCAATGCCCAAGCGCTTGAACGCATCAGCCGCCGGCCCACCGGCGGTAACAACAAATTCATCGGCCCGCATGGAAAGTTCTTTGAACCCATCGACCAGAGCGTCATTCTGAACCCCAAACTGACGCCCCACCTGCTGCCACTCCTGGAGCCAGGTGGTACCGACGCCCAATCGTTCGGAGCTTTCCTTCACCGCCGCCCCAACGTCCGTGACCCCCGACACCAAACGCTCCATTCCCCAGATTGCGCCGGCTGTCGCGCCTCCGATAATCGCGAGTCGCTGAGCAAGCCCACGCGCTTGCTCAATCACCGCGCCCATAGAGGTACTGAGCCGCCGCGCCGAGGCAGTCAGGCGGTCAAAGCCAGCCCGCCGCGAGAGTCCAGAAAGGGATCGTTGCAGCTGTCGGGCCGGACCGCTCACGCGGTCTACCAGCTGCATAACAACGCTTGTCACCATATTGCTCATAACCCTGTCTCCCTCTGTATACGACTAGCTACCGCTCGCCCATCACCCGTTGGCCAGGCAAGAACGGCTCAATGGCTTCCATGCAAAGGTCAATGTCTCGACCATCGAGCTCGTGCGCAGCCATACGGGGAATGCCGGCCAGCTTCGCTATCAGTGCGAGGCTCTTGCCCATCTCACCCTCTGCCTGGTCGGTTGCCACCAAGTGCTTGCCCTTTACTTTTCGGGGGAAAGTCAATGTATCGACCGTGCGTTCACCCTCAGCGCTCCTGACCACAAACGTGATCGGCTCGTGCAGCGTCACGATGACGCTATCTGCTGTATGCTCGATGCGATCCTGGTTGCTTGTCTCCAAAGATCCGACGGTGTTATCCGAGCTTTCCATCTTTGTTCTCCTCTCAGTCTGCTTTTCGGGTTACCGCTTGCCGGCAACCCATCCCAGTTCTTGGTTGTTGCCGTCGGCTTGAGGCTCCGGTACCGGAACAGGCTCGAAGGCTGACGGCGGGGCAACTCTGAGCTCAGCCGAGCGCCCTTGTTCGCTCTCTATCAGTTGCACGTCACTGACCAGCATCCGCTCATCAAGGCCAAGGTAAGCATCCCGTACGTGCACCAGGTCGCCCGGTCGCCACACCCCTTGTTCATGTCGCCATGAGCCCACGGTGTAGGTCACACCGCGCCCCTTTGCCCAACGCATCCTTGCCTCCAGCTCAGCACGGGCCTTGCAATCGACAGCATCTGCCGGGGTATCGCACACAATCAGGGCTGTACGCGGTTCGCGGACATGCGGGTCTACTGCCTTGCCTCGCGGACCTGCTGCATCCTCGCCATACCAGGTATCGGTACCGGGCGTCTGGCCCTCCACGATGTAGGTATTGAAGCGGTCCCGGTCACTGAACATCCCGGAGCCCTTGCGGATGTTCCCACCCAGTTCCAGCGGCGTGCGGATCTCGCGCTGAACGGCGTGTACGATCACCAGTCGACCTTGTGCGTCACTCACAATCCGGGCGCCCCGGATCTGAGCGGCTCGCTCAATGGCTTCGGCAATCGGCTGCCCCTCCTCGATCGCAAAATCACGAAAGGGCTTGTCAGCTCCCACGGTATCGATTACTTCGATCCCGTAAGGCTTGGCCAGCGTTGAGGCGATCTGTAGCAGAGTGCTGTTGTTGATAGGCTTCCGCTCTCCGCTACAGTCGATCAGGTCCGCCGCCCTGCTACGGCCACTGGCTGAAATCGTGTGGCTGGTCGCGTCGTAGTTCGGCAGCACCTCATCAAGATACCCGGTCAACACGAGCTCACTGCCCACCATGACGGTACAAGCCTCGCCAGGCGTAACCGGGCGCACCATGCCGGATTCGGCCCAGCGTTCGGTCAGGGTCAATTCGAAGCTATCGGCGATCTGCTCCAAGGAAAGACGGATTCGGACTTCCTGCCAGCCCTGGTGGCGCTGGCTTCCGATCTGGAGAACGACAGGATCTCTCTGGGTCATGTTCACCTCTGACTATCGATGCCTGGCAGGCCTTGGTTTAAGGTCCATTGCGAAGCTCACTGCGTCCTGACTTCGCTCACCTGCAAAGCTCACCACATCACGATCACGCCCTCGGCGCCGCTCACCAAAGGAAGGCCGGCGTCTGGCCAGTTCCGTGTCGGCCTGCTGGCAGCCGTGCGCGCACAGCAGGGCGAAGTGGCGAAGCTCACGCTCCGAGAGCTTTCTCAGCTCCGCCAACTCCAGCCGATCCAGCGCCTGTATAACCTGCTTTGCCATCACATCACTCCTCAAGCGTTAGCCAGCTGCTACCAGGTCCTGGATCAGGAAACCTGAATCGATTCCGGACAGGACCGGCTGCCGCTCGTAAGTCACCGGATAGATCCAGGACTTGGCGTTACGTTCGAAGTAGGTCTCCTCAACCATGGGGTGCTCTTCGAGCGTGTAGGTGTAGCCGAAAGAAGGGGCGCGACGCGACGTCACCTTTTCAGGGACATAGGCCAGCACCGCCTCATTACCCCAGACGTCTTTCATCACCTCACTGCCTTGATCCATGTAGACCGCCTCACCAACAGCCACCTCACGGAGGTTAAACAGCTGCGCGAGCATTTCGGTCGTGATTGAGCCATTGGAGGTGTACTTGAACCGATCAATGATCTTTGGATGCTCAATCAGGGCATTGAAGCCAGAAGCAGAAAGCGCCAGAACATTCGGGCGCGTGCCGATACGGCTGCGAACAGCTTCACGATATTCGCGTATCTGTTGCGCGGGGTCTGAGGCGGGGTCACTCCACTGGTCTGTGCCCGCTAGCGTGACCTTGTTGTCCACACCGTAGTTCGCGGGGTTGGTTGCAAGCTCGGCCTGCTCGATCTCCAGGGCTAGCGTGAGGATGTCCATCACCTCGTTGACGGCGCCGGTACCCAGATCGATGCCTGGCACGTTTTGAGCATCAGAAACATGCTCCTGGGGCACCATCCCTTCAAGGGCATCCTGTACCAGGACAAACGGCTTGCCCTGATAGCCAAACTGCAACCGCTTGGTGTTCGTCCCCGGTGCCCGACGGGTCTTGTAGCGCCGGAACGACTCTTTGCCGAATTCGATTACCTGCCCGCCACGGGCCAGCACCGGTACACGCGGAAAGAGCACATGCCCGATTCGCTCGGGGTGGCGATAGCCTTGAACGACATCGGTCAAAACCGGGTCAATGACCCGCGCTTGATTAAGGTTCATAGTCACGTTGAAATCTCCTTACATTGGATTTAGCGGCCTACGACGGGCCGGGTTGGTTCATTTCGATCTGTTGGGTTAGCCATCGTGCTGCTTCTTACAGGTGGCTCCTGACGGCAGCGATGGAGAATGGCGAAGATTTGGCGCTCGGTAAGCTGGAAGTGCATTGCTAACTCACTCGGCATCCAGCCAGCAGCATGGAGGCCCGCGATTCTGCGGTTCCGAATCTTGCGTCGCAGCGGCATGAAGCGAGGAACACAGATAAGCTCTGTTGGGTAGACGCTGATTACGATTTGAGCGTCTGCCTCGTTGACGAACTCATTGATCCGACAGTCTTCCGTCAAGCGTTTCGGGACATAGATACGCACCCCACTGAGCGCATCAGCCACTCGGATCGCCGTCTCCGGTGATTTTTCCACCAGCGCCTCAAAGTCATCCCCCGCCGCCGCCAAAAGCTCCTCGTCCGAGAAGAGCCCTTCGCGATAGGCGGTCATCAAGTCGTCTTGCGTGCTTGGTGTGATTGGTGCCATGGCGGCCCTCCTGCTGAAACTTTTCAGCTAGAGAACCACGAAAAAAAACGCCAAAGAGCGTGAAGCCCTTCAGCAGTGGGAGCGGGAATGTATTGAGTCAGAAGAGGGGGGGGGAGGGAGAAGGCCGGCGCCGGGTAGCGGTGCCGGCCTGGAGCGTTAAACCGTTCCGGCGGTGCCGGGACGTTACTAGCCATGCGTTTATGAAGGTGCCATAATCCAGGCATTGATACCAGTGGTCCGAGTGCAGTCCTCTTGAGCCAGTTTGAGGCCGGGCCGCCTCCCCGAATCAGTACCGATTTCGGCTTTTCCTCCAGCAAACCTCCCTTCTCTGCCAGAGTGTCCCGGCAACGTCGTTCAAAAGGTGTTTAACGGCTCGTTCACGCGTGTAAAAATTTCGAGTCGGGTCCTTAGACCCTCAATCCTTTGAGGGCCTCAGAGACGCTCTCAGAGCTTTTCCGGAATCGCCGTTTGCAGCTCCTCGCAGATCAGGCTCAACAAATCGTTGGTCTGCGTAACGGACCCACACGCATGACAGCGCGGTGCCATGGCGGCATGTTCCGTCGCCGCCCATTCCGAGCTCGCCTGCTCAGCCTCGGCAGCGCGTATTATTGGCCTCAGCTCAAACACGGCGAACTCGCATCCGGCAGGATCAAAGAGATACCGCTCCAACGTGACGCCGTGGCTGTACAGGTCCAACTCTACAAATCGGTCCGCGTAGTGTTCCAGGTACTGTTCGGTGTACATAGACATGCCTTAGGCCCCCTTGACCACATCGGCGTTGACTTTGCGCTGACCCAGCTCGGCGGCCAGGTTCATGCATTTGACAGTGAAGTTGTTGATTACCAGCGGGTAGAGCATCGAGACCGCCTTTTGGCTGCTACGGCTACGCAAGGTCAGGCGCTCGCGCATCGCGTCGTAGGCGTCCGTATCGAAGACATCACCAGCGTCCTTGTTCAAGCGCTTGAACTTCATCCCCAGATAACCCTCCAGGTGAGCGTCCAGCGGGGCGAGATCGGCAATCTCAATCCGCCGTATCACCTCGCGGGCCTGCCAGTTTCGGCGCTCATCCAGGGTGCCGCGAAGCTCCGGCTGGCCAATCAGGATGATGGAGATCAACCGTCGAAAGCCATCCTCCAGCTCCCAGAAGCGCTTGAGGTACTTCAGCGTCGGAACGGTCAGGTCGTGAGCCTCCTCAATGATCAGCACATGGCTGTTGCCGCCTCGACTGGAGCCGGTCAGCAGCTTCTCGATCTGGCGCGCCTTGGCCTCCAGGGACCGCTTGGGGCGCTCCTGGGAGATATCCTCAATGATGGCGTCGCAGACCGCGCTCGCGGTCAGCCGCTCCTTATCAATGGTGCGGGGAAAAATTGGGGTGATAGGGTGTTCCTCCCGCTGGATGCGGTCGATCAGATCCCGACGAAGCACACTTTTACCGGCGCCTGACTCACCGACAATGGCAAGGAAGCCGCCGTGCTTGGCGGTGCTGAACATGTGCTCACGGATGTAACGCTGGTCCGGGGCAAGAAATACATCCTCAGCACCCTGGACATCATCCTGGAAGGGGTCACGAAACAGGCCGAAATGACGGCGAGCCATCTGTGTTAACATTGCTTTCTCCGGTAGTTGGTTTACGTCTTCTTCAGCGATCGGAGCGAGGCTCCGGCTTGGGTGCGCACTGTCTTGGCGGATGGGGCGCACCGGGCCGGGGGTCTCGTCATCGGGTTCAAATGCCACTGTTACCTCCTCTTCTGTTGCGCCAGCCTGGCGCAGGAACTCCTCAATCTGGCGACGCAGAAACGGCTTCGGCGTCCGCGCCGGCCACACATTGCCCCTCAACAAGTGGGTGATGGTGGCATTGGACGGGTGCCGCCCGCTGGTCAGTACCACGTTCGCTGCCAGGTCCATCTGCCGCTTGCCCAGATCGGCAAGCAAACGCCTGGCCCGGATCGGGCGGTAGTCCGGCAGCTCCTCGCCGGCAAGGTTGTCATGGGTCTGGGTTGCAAGCATTCCAGTCTCCTCAGGGTTTATCTGGCCACTGCCAGAGTGGGGGATGTTTTGGGGCCATCCGTCAGCCAGGACACAAGGTCATCCAGCTGCTCTTCCGGCACGCCATCCGGGTACCTGGCCTTCACGCGGTCGCTTTCCTCGGCGCTGAGCGGTCGGTTCAAGCGAGCCCGAAGAGCCTTCAGCGCCTCGATCAAGGGCATCGGTGCCAGGGTGGCCGGTGCTGCCCGAGCCACATCCAGCGGCGTGCCAGGGCGGTCCATGTATGCCGGCAACGGGGCCGCATCCAGGTAGCCAATGGGGTCAATTTCGCCATTGAAGGCAGTCCGGCGCTTCGCCCGCGCCTTGTCGACTTCCTGCTGGCTCTCCGCGCCATAGGCGGCCTTGTCCATGGCTTTGCGGTTGGTGTCCACGTCGGTATCCGGCTTGCTTGCGTAGGACTGCCCAAACACCGGGGCGTCCAGATAAAAGCCAGCGGCATCGCGCTCCAGGGGCTGACACTCGAACTGCTCTCCGCCTTCTTCCAGGGAAACGAACACGTTGGGTGCCCGGTAGGGATTCACTGAGACGATCACTGTCTCGCCAGCGCGAACGCCTGGCAGATCTGCGACCGAATAAGTCATTCGGTCATAGCCCTTGATAGAGAACGAGACTGTCAGGTCGCCTTTCACCTGACGCGGCTCAGGCTTGGTGCGCAGCAGCTGCTCGCAGAGCTCGCGCGGCGGGCAGATTCGCAACTGCTCCGGCTTGATGGTTTGCCAGACGCCGTAGCGGGTGCCGCCCGTACGGGTGTGAACCTTGGTAGAACCGAAGTGTCGCATCCATGCATGTGCTGCTGAGTTCAAGGCTTCCAGACTCTCGACCTTCATCAGTGACAAGCGACCCTCGAAACCACGCTCTACCAAATCGTGTGTGCGCTCAACCTGGCCCTTGCTGCGGGGCTGCCCTGGCGTGTGCGCCCAATGCTCTACCTGGAGCTGGTCCAGCAGATTGCGAATCAGGTGCGACTGGTTGGCGCTGCCAGCATCCCAGACCATCATCTCGGGCACCCCGTGGAAGGGGTCATGAGGATGTGCCCGCTTGGGCCAGGCGCGCATCAGGAATTCGAACAGCGTCTCCTGGTCTTCGCCGGCTGCCTGGAAATACTCCACGTAGAACGCGCCGGAGTAGTGATCAGTGATCAGATAGCGAAGCACCCGCTGATTGGATACCTTGGCGACGTTCTGGGGCTTGTTCTTGTAGAACCGCTTTTCATCCATCACCGCAAGGCCGCCCTTGTCTAGGTAGTAGAGAACGCAAATCGACACGTCGAACTGATGCACATGGTTGGGGTGCAGGCTGCGCATTTGGGTAAAGGGCGTAGCGCGAGCAACCTGATCGGGATGCAGACCATGCTCACGCATCACGCGGGCATAGGTGTCGGGTGAGGCCTGGGTTTTGACGCCGCTGGCTGGGTTCGCCAAAGCGATCTCCAGAGCATCTTCCACAGACAACAGCCGTTTGCCGCTGTCGCGAGTGCTTTGGCGCATGATGCTCGCCACCATGGCGGCCTCGTCGCGGCTCACACGACTACAGCCACGATCCTGCCGGTTCTGGCGCTGCGACTCCCAGCCCACGGCTTTCAGGCCACGGTAGACCCGGTCCTTTGAGCAGCCCAGAAACTGAGCGGTGCGGGACACGATCTCGCCTTTCTTGCCGCGTGGTGCGTCCCGCAGCTCGGTAGCTACGCGATCAAAGTGCCGGATTTCGTCAGCGCTGAAGGCGGTCATGACTGTTGGACCTCCTCCATCCAGCTGTCGTCAACATCCAGGTCGACCGGCTCCAGTCCTAACTCGATCTGAAGCTGGTCCAGCTCGATCCGCAGCCGGGCCACTTGCTGGGCACAGGCATGGCGCAACTCGCGAGGAGCGTCCTGCCAATCAAGGATCTCGACCATCACGGAGCGCGGCTCCAGCAGCGCCGAACGGGCCCGCAGGCCAGCCGCTTCCAGCCGCCGGGAATAGTCATCTACACGCTGATCGGGGCTCATGGTCTGACGACGGTGCAGTTGCTCCTCAAGTTCGGCAATGCGCGAGGATTTGTCCTGTGTGACCCGGCGAGATGCCTCCAGCTCCTGGCGGCTGGTTTCGGCTTGCTGCTTCAAGCCCTCCTTTTCCTTGGCGTGGCGTGCGGCCATCTCTTCGATCAAGTCAACCAGCGTTTCCTTGTCATCGACCTTGACAACCTCGCCCTGGACAATCAGCTCACGCTCTTCCTCGGGCAGTTGGCGCAGCTTGCGCAGATCCCTATAGCCAGCCCCAATAGACTTGAGGCTTTCCATGGCATCTTCACCCAGCACCCGAAGGTTCAGCAGATCCTCATCAATCTTGCTGGCCGTAGTGCCCAGCATCTTGCAGAAGCCAGCCCAACTCCCGACATTCGGTATCTCATTACCCCTGGGATCGGGCATCGAAACGCCTTTAAGGTGTTGATATAGCTTATTTTCCTTAATATGTTGGAGCGTCTGTAAATTCACGACGTCGGTGAATTTTGACATCGCGCGAGCCATCCGAGCTTGACCTAGCATCTGGTTCACCAGATCCCGCCCTTCGGTATAGCGGGCAATGTCAGACTTTTCGGCTCCCTCGATTAGCGCCTGGCTTTCCAACTGCTGCTCAGCCAGATCCGCCTGGTCCAGCTGATCCTTCAATTCTTCGTGTGTCAGTGGCTTCTTAGCCATGCTGCAACTCCTCTCCTGTCACTTGTCGGTACTCTTGGCGCACTGCCTGAACCCGGCTCAAGGCGTCTCGCTGGTAGGCGTGGGCTATGCTGGCTAGTTGCGTGGAGACCCTCCACCGGCTCGACTTGTTGCCAGCAACCGGGACCTCGACAACCCAGCCGTGCGCCTCAAGGGTCTTGAGCAGGCGCCAGGCTGTGGAGCTCGATACCTGGGCCATAGCCGCAACCTCTGCCAAGCCCTTGCTCTGAAAGTTGTCAGCCACTAGCACTTCGAACAACGACAAAGCCTTGCTGACTGACTGGTTCAATTGATCACTCATCAGAGCCTCCCTAGGGTCCGACGCGACTTCAGTCGCTTGAAGTAGGCATACACAGCGCTTTTGCTCGGAGCCCTGGAACCAAACCTTTCTTTACAGGCCTCGACAATCTGATCCACAGAATTGAAGCCGTGCAGGCTATGAATGAAGTCCCGGACCTCGGGGTCACCCTCAACCTTCAATCGTGAGCGTCGAGTCATGATTTCCTCGGCGCTGGAGCGTGGTTCGTCGCCTAGGTTTCGACCTGACAACTCCTGCATCGCCGCGCCCACAACTGCCAAGGCCTCGGCTGAGCTCAGGTCTTTAAGTGCCTCCAGCACCAGGAAGCGCCGTTGGTTAAGTTCTGCTTTGGTCAACATCTTTTTGCCTCTCCTTTCCTCAGTCTTGCTTTGGTGCTGTTGGCCTATGCCGAGACTGCCGAACGGGGTTCCAGTGCCCGTACAACACCGGAATCCTCCGCCAGTTGCCGGCGCAACTTGCGCCCCTTGGGGCCATTCCAGGCACCCATCAGAGCGGATCTGGCGTTGGTGGGGTTGTAACCGTGCTCCCGACACCAAGCCGCCAACGTGGTGCCATCGGCGATAAACCCTCCGCGCACTTTCTGATAAAGCTCCGGACCAGGCTTAATATCGTTGCTCTTCATCGGAAAATCCCTCACACTTAGTTGAATCAGATATGATCTATACGTACTAATGTTGAATAGGATCGGAACATATGTCAAGCCAAAATGCATCATATCGGAAATCATTCGGGAGTCGGCTCGCCGCCGCAAGGAAGCGAGCAGATATGAACCAGGCGCAACTGGCGGACTGGGTGGGCATCGGGCGAGCCACTCTAAGCCGATACGAGCGCGGGGATCTGACTCCACCGACTGACGTCTTGGCAGAACTGGCCAAGGTGCTCAGCTTCCAAGGCGACATCTCAGTGGAGTGGCTTCTCTATGGCGAGCTAAACGAAGCTGACGAGAGGGAGCCGCCGACGAGGCTCAGGCGTTTTGGCTCACTGGTGGGACTGCGCTTTACGCGCGGCGGAGTGGCAGAGGTCCTTATGACAACGCCAGAAATCGAGCGTTTCTTAGAAACTTGCGGAGCGATTGAAGCACGCCGGAGCACACCCAGCGAGAGGGTCTTGGATGCCATCAACTTCTTGGTTGAGCACTACGCCGATTGTGAAGACAGCCTCGCAATACTGGCGGATGTGCCCATTGCTGTGCATGGAGTGAAGTTGGTGCCAACCATCCCTGACTGGGAGACACGGGAAGACTTGGCTCGCTGGACAGCTTTTGCCGGAATGGAACGCCCTGACTCACCAAACAAAGCCGAATCACCGGGCGACAGCCACGCAGAAAACAAGGTGCACCAAGAAATTGCGGGAGAGGGCCACCAAGTCGCGGGCGGCAACATAGAGAATAACGGCGGAGTAAGCATCGGAGGGAGGCATAACAAGTGAGCAGGAATCAACGCCGGCATACGGCGGAGGTGCACCAGATCATCAAGGGTGAAGGACACCAGATAGCCGGCAATGACATCCATAACCACACACGGATCGAGGAGTACGATCCGCCAGCCGACAGCCCTTATCTACAGCCTTGCAAGGCTTGTGGCTGGCGTGGGGTTGCGGTGAACGCCTCGGAGTGCAGGAAATGCGGTTATAACTACGCCCTGGAACGAGCCATGGCTGCCGAGCGCTCACGCAGGGAGACGGAAAAGTTCTTTTTCCTGGTCGGCATGACCATCCTCGTGATCGTAATCGGTGCGAACCTCACCACGCACGCCACGTCGCTCGGCTTCCTGGATGCAATCGCGGTATGTGGGGTTGCGGCGGTCGCCGCCTGGGGTGGATGGCTCTGGCTCAGCGCCTGGTGCTCAGTGAAGCTCAAGCGCTTTCGGAAGGGCCGGGGCGAATGAGCCGCGCGCCCTCCCAAATCTCCGCGTCATAATTGAAATCACCATTTCATTTCCTGTCCCGTTAAAACCTTCCAAGACCCACCAAAACCCGCATTATCTTACGGATGCCCTGGGTATTATCTTAAGAGGGGACAATCGAGGTCAATGTAGAGAACCGCAAAACAGGTATTGTCATAGTTACGCCGGCAGGCCCGGGCTTTCAGGAATTCCTGGAACAAGGTGCGGTTGGGCAGTTCAGTCAGGGGATCGTAGTAGGCCAGCGCCGCCAGGCGCTCATCGTTGGCGGTTAACTCGCCAACATCCATGAACACGCCCGTGTAGAAACAGCCTTCCTCGTATTCCACCGGGTAGATCGTGAGCCATTGGGGGTAGGTTTCACCATTTTTCCGGCGATTCCAGATCAGCCCTTCCCAGCGGCCTTCGCTTTCCAGACGGCGCCACATGTCAGCATAGAACTCACGGGAATGCAGACCGGAACTTAGAATCGACGGGGTCTGCCCGACAATCTCTTCCTGCTGGTAGCCGGTAACGGCCTCAAACTGGCGATTGACGTAAGCAATGGTGGCATCAAGGCCTGAAAGCATGATCGCTTTGGGATGCAGATCCACCAGAGCTTTAAAGTCCTGTCCGCTCAATGACTGCATGGATGCTTCCACTCGCTGTTCCCTGCCGGTGTTTTTTATTCTTGTTGTCAGCAT